TTGACAAGTACTCTTCTGTAGTAAACGTTGGAGTCCTTTGTAAGTGCGCCAGAACCTTCAGCTAAGCCTTCTGCGAATGGATTTGCGACCATACCGTAACGAGTCTTAAATCCAATCTTAGGCTGGAAGGTGTCTTGGTCAACTGCTCTGACCATCTGTAGTGGTACATATGGGCAGTAGAAGAGACCTGCGTCAAACGCATTGGAGCCCTTATAGCCAACAGTCATGTAGTTGCCTGTTGCATATGGGTCGATGTAAACTCTCATACGACCGTTTAGTACACCTGCGAAGGTGTTACCTGTGTCGTCAACCTGAAGGTTGTTAGAGTTAAGAGCAGGAGTGTAATCGAGAACACCAGCCATTTGAAGTGCAGAAGCAACGTCTGAAGAACAAATGACAATGTTACCTTTACCTCTACGAGTTGCTTTCGCAATCGCATTGGCTTCTCTTTCGACCTGGAACATTAGGCCCTTGAATTTTTCAACTGACCAACGACCGTTTGAGTCAGTGTCAAGGTCAAAGATACCGTCTGTAGTAGTATCGCCTGTTGCACCCTGTGTTGCAGTAACGTTAATGGTTCTTACAACTTCTCTGTTGATCTCAGCGAGAATTTCAGAGCTGAGAATGTTGGAAAGCTCGGCTTCAGCATCGAGGCCATGAACGGCTTTAAGATCCTGAGCAAGTTCCATTGAGTATTCAGCTTTCAGTGCTCTTGCTTTAGCAGTCACTGTAACCTTCTCGATTGAGAAAGCCATCTCTGGGAATACTAGAGATGAGTTAGAGCCGAGATACTCAGAAGTTGAAGTTGACATACCGTCGGCGAAGTTGTAGAGGCCAGCTTCGGCGTTGTTAGCAACACCAGGAGTTGTACCTACGTTCTTATCACCGAGAGTATTAGCACCGCCAGAAATTGTTGACTTAGCAGTGTCGACTTCGTTGTAGAAAGTCTCTGCGCCTGCTTGATCATCATAGCGTGCTCTCATTGCAAAGATAAGTCCTGTTGGACCTGTCATTGGCTGAACGCCGCAGATGTCATAGGCAATTAGGTTTGGCATAGCTCTTCGTACCAGTGAAATAAGAACTGGATCGAAGATGTCTACTGCACCGTCACCAGCTACAGAGCTTGAGCCCTGCATTGCGTTGACGGGTTGATTTGCTTCGAAAAGATTCTGAGAACCAGAAGAAATAGCACCGGCTTGTCTTAGCGCTACCTCAGTATTCTCCAGAATCTGGGCTGTAACAGCGCGCTTATGAGAATCGGCGATCTTGTCTAGATCAGGATGCTCAAGAACTGGCTGCCACTTTTTCTGAATGTCTTCATTTAAGTGCATGAGTTTCCCCTTCCTTTTATACCAATGGGTCTTGTTTATTTATAAAAGTTACTTTTTGGCGGTTCTTGAAATAGCTTGTACGTAGCGACCAACTTCGCCATAGTTTTGTTGAACTGGTTGCTCAATAGTTTCAGCTTCTTCAGCAAGCTCTTCTACAATATCAGACTTCTTTGCCTTGGCTGCAAAGTAGTTTTCTCTGATAAGATTAAGCTTTCTGCGATATGACTCTTCATCTGAAAAATCAATACCTTCGGCTAATTCAGCAAACTTTTCAACTTGAGTTCGAGCTAAGCCCTCTGACATTTCAACGAAGATTTCTGTCTTAGCAAATTTACCAAGATCTTTCTTCATTTCAATGTTAGCGTCTACCTGCTCATTAAGCTTAGCTTCAAGCTCTTCAACCTTGTCAGTAAGCTCGCCAAGCACATCCAGTTTGTCTTCTGGAATATCAATATAGTGTTCTGCGAATAGATTTTTTAGACCTTCAATGAACTCTGTTGTGAGTTCAGTTGTAAGAGCTTCTTCGATGGCTACTTCGTTATGCTCCATCCATTCTTGAACAACGTAATCTAAATACTCATCAACGCGGGCGTTGGTCTCTTCAGTAAAGGTCTCTACCTTTTGTGCATACTCTTCTTCAAGTCTAGATGTCTCAGCAGTAACTGCACGATCTACTCTTGACTGAACAGCAGCTTCAAAAATTGTAGCGGCCTTCTCTTTAATTTCTTCTGTGAGGTCCTCACCGAAAAGGGCAATCATGTCTTCAGAATAGTCTTCTACGACTTCTTGCTCTTCAGCTGCTTCCTCTTTCTCAACGACCTCTTCTTCGGATGAGGCTGTCTCTTCGGGATCAGTAGAATCGAGGATCTGATCCTCTTCTTCTACTACTTGTTCTAGTTCTTTTTCTGACATTTTATACTCCTAACTAGGGGGACTTTATATTATTTATAAATTTAGCGGCTTGATAAATGCTTCATGAATCTTTCGAATACTCTGATCTTAGCTTCTTTTAGATCTCTCTTCGAAGTCTTCACAATTTCATTTTTGAGCTCTTGGATAGTCTGTTGCTTGAGAATGCCTCCATCCCAAACCCATTCAACGCCTTCCATAATTCCCCTTACGAAAGCGTCAGGAGCGCTTGGATCTGCAACAATATCAGCTGCTGTGGCTAGATAGAAGTCGTCTTGTACTTCATCCACACCCTCATTGTTCTGCTTAAGACTGCCCATTCCACG